TTCTTTTTTAGTTACGGATTTCTTTCCTTCTAAAAATGTATCAAGACCTATCCATTTAATTTCATTAGCTTTAACGCCAGGTACATTTTTAATTGAGCCAAGTATCTGATCACCAGTTCCTTTTTCTGCAATATTTTCTACAGCTTGTTTTACAGCTGAATTAAATACTGGAGTTTTTTTTGGTATGACAGCATTAACTAAAGCTTTTAACGATGCGGTTTTTTCAAAACCATATTCATTAACTGTTCCAGGAACAGCAGATTGATCATCAAAGTTTATTTCTGATTTTTTTTTTCCTTGATCAATGCCTAGATTAAATTCTTGAGTAGGTTCTTCAGTATTTGGATCTTGACCTTCTATAGCTCCAGCTACTGCACCACCGACTGCAAAGGATGGTAAATTAGTTTTCATAAATTTAGCAGCTTGAATAACTGGACCAATAGCAAAAGCAAAAGCTGTGTATTCTAAAGTTTGAATTACCTCATCAGCGATTGCATCAATTGGAGTATCTGGAATAATACTTAATATCTTTTTAAGAGCATTAACTTCTTCTTTACCAAATTCTTGAATGAATGTGCTTTCTGCACCAAATAATTTATCTTCTAATGCTATAGCACTACCCATACCAAAACCTAAAACTGTAGCCCAAATTCTAGGTACACCAGCTTTAGTTAAGCCTTCATATAATGGAATTGATACCATGCTGTCTTGAACAACAAGATTAGCAAATTGAGAAGCCATGTTAGCATCGTCTTGAATTGCTTTAAATTTTGCTCTGTTATCTCTAAAGTATTTAACTTTCTCTCCAGACCATTCCATTAACTTTTCATCGTTATTAAATACATCTGGAATTTTGCCATCTGGTCCAGGAGTTTTGCCCATAAAATCTATAAGCTTGTCCATAACTGGAAGCATATTAACACCAAACTCTCCGATGTTATTTGCTAGTATTCCAAAAGTAGGAGGTATTTGATTACCTTCCATTTCTTCTTTAATCTTATCTGGATTTAAAGTCGTTGACATTTTCATTCCAGATGCGGTTAAATTATATATATCACCAGCAAAACTTTGATCTACAAAATCAAATAAGTTATTACCTATTTCTTTAATAGAGTTTAAATAAAATTTAGCGTTACTTTCTTTATCTTTTTCTTGGTACTTTTTCATTGTTATTGGTTCAAGCATTTCATTCTTTTGACCAGTAAACAATTCAGTTACATCTTGTTTGTTCTCTTTAAGAATTTTAAAAGGTTTGCTATTTTCAATATCAGCTTTATTTTTAGCTGGTAAATAAATATCGTTTAATAATTTAGAATTTTTATCTTGGAATGATCCGTCTATTTCTTTAATCATTTACCTTCCTTTTTTTTACCCATCATCTCATCTAAAAGATTTGGAGCTTTACCTTCAAGAGCATAAGTAAGTTTTTCTTCAAGTGTTCCATCAACTAAACTCATTCTTGTCGTAAATACTTTTTCTAAAAAATCTATATCTGCAAGTTCTTGATAAAATTTTTCATAATTTTTATGACCAGCAATTGTTTGTCCATTTTTTTCAAATCCTTTTAAATATAATACGGCACTATTATTTAGACCATCAAACATATCTAAACCTTGTTTGTTTGATTGTTTGTATAATTCTTCTAATTCCATACCTCTCATCCATTGTGGTTTTGATATTACATTTAATTTAGGTACCAAATCTTCAAGGAATGAGCTTGAGCTTAAAACTTTTAAATAAGCATTTTGTGCTGAATAACCTTGATCAATAAACTCATGGTATTCATTTAAAATATTACCTTTTAATGTGTCCAATGAAGATTTCTTTTTAGTAGAAGATGAAGAGCTAGCATTAAAGGTACTAATGTTATTCTTAATCATATCTTCATATTTTTTAGTTTCTTTATGAGCTGGAAAATTCTTTTTGGCTCTTTCAACAATTTTTGTAAGACTTGTCATATCTTGTAAGCCAATTTTTCTTAAAATATTTTCATCTAAAAAAACAGCTCTTTTAATATCTTCTAACATTTCTATGCTTCCAGCTGAATAAAATGCTGAAGTTATAGCTCCAGTAATTTCACTATCAGTTTGTGCATCACCATCTATTAAAGCATTAGTCAGCATATTTAACATTGACTTGTTAATCATCTGATCGTTATAAGCATCAAAAAGCATTGCAGCAGTTGGAGCTTCATTTTTTAATGTTGGATCTTTTTTAAAAGCATTTACTCTTAATAACATATCTGTAAAAATTTCTATTTTAGTATTGTTGTCTTTTATTTCTTCCCAAGTTCGGTCAGCATCAAGATCTTTCATCTTGGCGTTTAATGTATTTTTTGCTTTATCTGTATAATAATCAGCCTTATCTGTTCCGACAGCTGCTACTAATAAATCTCTATTTTTAACTACTTTAGTAGGATTTAAATCAATATTACTATCAATCATTAATTCCGCTAATTGTAATTCTTTAGCTTCAGTTATTTTATTCCACTCTTCAGCTCCAAAAAATTCTTCTAAAGCTTTATTGTTTTTTAATTCGGCAAATTTATTTGCACCGATACCAATTAAATCATTATCACCACTTACTATGTCTAGCATGGCTGTATTAAACTGTTTACCAATGCCATCTTTATATTTGTAAATTGCATTATCAGTAAGATTGTTAATTAGTTTAGGTAAAAGTTTTATTTTATTTTCAAAAACACCTTGTTGAACTAATCGTTTAACATTCTCATTATATCCAGATAAATCTTTTTTCCATTTTGAAATATCCACATCTTTTTCAAATAAACCTGGAACATTAACTACATCAGAACTATTTTTATATTTATTGTAAGCTGTTGACATATCAGATGTAATCTTTGGCATGATTTCATTGTATTGATTTGTATCTTCAATTTTATGTAGATCTGCTTGAATTTCGCTAATAGCATTACCAATACTTGATATACCAGAGCCTAAGTTTGTTGCATAAGATGGTGAGATAGCTAATGCAGAAGCATTAACACTAGCGCTATCTTTTAGTTTTGTGTTGTTTGCAATTATTTGAAGTTTAGCCATTATATAACCAACCTTCCAGCTTTATTAGAATTGTAACCTATGGTCAGTAAGCTACCAGCCGCTTTAGCGTAAGCAGCATTTCTAGTTATGTCACCTTTAAATCTTTCACCATCTGCTTTTGCCATAAGTAATATAGATTGATTTTTTAAATCATTAACAGAAACTGTATTGTTATAATCTGCCATTGCTAATTCATTAACAATATTTTGTTTATTTCTTAAAGATACTATTCCTGAAGTTTCTCCAGCTCGTAACTCAATACCAGATTTAAAAACTGAAACTTTAAAATCTGCATAGGCGGTATCTAAATCTCTTATTAATTTTGGCTTTTCAATTGTTTTATAAATTTTATCTCTAACTTCTGCTTTTGCTGCATCAATTTTAGCTTGTTCTTTTGTTACAGATGAATTGTATTTACCAAGTTGACTAGCACCGTAGCCACCTATTATGTCTCCAAAAAAACTCATATTAATATATTTTCCCCAGTTGATAAAAATCTGATCCATCTGGACCATATTTCTTTTTTAATCCTTCAATTTCTAAACCGCACCATTCAGCTAATCTTAAGCCTTTCTTAAAATCTGCCTTAACGGATGTTTGTAATCTTCGAATTTTGTTTTCCTTACAAAGTTTGTCTTGTAATTCTAATATTGTTCTTGCTGCTAAAAATTTCATTTCATAAACATTCTGTGATGCTAAAACCCAGCATTCAGCTACGCCTTCCCACAAGATAACAATTCCACAAGCAAAGACTGGTTTATCATTAACAAACATTGTGTAAGCATTGCCTGGTTGTGAGTGATCGCAAATTCTATTGTCAGAATAACTAGCGTCAATTTCCATAAGCTTATCATTTAAGCCTATAGCAATTATTTGATCAGCGTGTTCTGGTAAAAAAGGTTTTAATTCACTAGCCATCGTTAGTTACAATAGTTGGATATAAAGCTAATATTGTTAATGGTAATGGCTGTTCTTGTTTAACAAAAATAAATCCGTCTGTGTTGTAATCATCTGCAAATTCTACTTCTTTATCTCCAGCTAAGAATGTTGATACTGGTAAATCCATTGCACCAGATGTCGTTCTAAATGGTACGGTTTCAAGATTATCCAATGAAGGACCAACTTTAGCTCCAACAGTTTCAAATAATCTTAATACTACTTTTGAAATTCTTTTAATTTTTCCTTGAGCTGTGCCTTCGTATTGACCAGCTCCGCCTTCTATTCTCATTGTTTGTAATACTGAACTATATGGTAAACCCACAACAACTTTTGTTGCAGCTCTATCTAAAGCAATTGCACCACTTGAAACAACTTTTGTGGCATGAGTAGCTCCATCCGCCAGGATAGATACTGTTTCACCTTCTAAATGATCTAGTCCAGATAATGAACTAACTGCAACACCTGAATAAGATAAATGACTATCTAAAAATTTAAAATCTTCTGGAGCGGTTTCATCAAAATCAAAATCAGAAAAGCATTCGACAAAACGTCTGACAGCTCCGTTAACCCATCTTTGAGAAATGATCCAAAGTTCATCTTCGTTTAAGTCTCCAGATATTGTTGCCACACTTTCAACTTTTGCATTTTGTAGAATATTATCAACTTGCTCTGATGTATGAGCTGAAGTTAAAGAAACTACATTAACAAGATTACTATCGCTATAAAGTTTAAACTGATTATCATCTACTCTTGAAACATAATATGAAGTGTTTTCACTTAATCCACCAATAGTTGTTCCAACATTATCGTAAAATATAATATCTCCAGTTTTTAATCCATGAGCTGCTGAATAAATAACATTAGAAGATATATTAACACCTTGATAAATAGATTGTGTTGATGCTGTGCTTGGTGCAGTTAAACTAATTGCAGTGCCAGCCGCAGACAATGCAGCAGTTAAAGAAAGTTTAATTGTATTAGCATCAGTTGTAATTACATAATAAAGACTACCGCTTGATATTCCAGTAATTGGATTAACAGCAGCATAATAATAAATTGGATCATTGGTTGCTAAACCATGTGAAGCTAAAGTAATTGAGTTGGTTGTACCATTAACAATTGTACCATTAGCTGTAAAATTTATTTTTTGTTGAATAATATTTTTACCAGTATCTGATTTACCACCGATAATATGTCTGTGCCAAGCAACAACATTATCTGTTCTTTGATAAGTCAGACCAGCTAAAACTCCATCGTCTCTAACACACCATAAAATACTATCTGGTGCTTGTTGATAAGCCATTTCAGTTATTCCACTATTAGTAACGGTTTCGTTAAGAATAGTTAAATCAGGTGCAACATAACCATCACTATCGTAGTTGTAAGCTAGTTCTCTAATTTTTCTTTTAGCACGTTGTAAAAACAAAACAGCATTACCAGCTGGTTGAGCATCAACATTAGCCGCACCAAAAGATGATTGTCTTTTAATAGTTACATTTGTTGGAGTAACCGCTGCATCCGTTCCATCTGCTGATACAGAAAACTCTCCACCAGTAGTTCCAATCAATAAAGTTCTTACTGCTTTTAAATATCTAATTTTATTAACCTGGTTACTGGCAATGGTATAAACCATAGCGTCATCAGCATTTGTACCAGTTGTCATGTTTTCGTAATCTCCAGATTTAGAGAAATACAAAGTTTGTGGTTCATCAGTTGTTCCAGCAAATACTAATCTTTGTTCAAAGAATGAGACGCAAGAAGGATGACCAGTAGTGTCAGAAAATGCTCCTAAATTAAAAGCAGCTGTCGCATCAGTATTAGTAAATGCAGTAGTTATTGTAGCAACAACAACAGTCGTATTCGTTCTTGCTGTAATTATAGCTTTACCAGAATTAAATTTTAATATTCTTCCAACATCAGTTGTTTGAAATCCAGCACCACTATTTATTCCAGTTACTGCAGAAGCTGTTATATCAACTCCAGTTCCAACTGAAGCAGAGGCTGGTGTTAAAGTAGTGTCTGTAGTATTTGTTGCAAGATAAGGTCCATCAGTAAAATCAACTTCAGTTAATGTCCAAGCTGTATGTGCAGTTCTTGATAGTTTCATCACTTCGTGATTTGGATGTGTTATGAACATCACATCAGCAGATTGAGCATATTTAATTTCAAATAACTCTGCTGTTAAATACGGAGTTGATATTTCATAAACTGAACCACCACTTAAAATCTGTCCTCTGTCTTTAAAAAATCTTATATAAGTATTACCAAATTCTAAAACATAAGTTTGTGTTGTTGAAAACTCAAAAGGTATTAATCTTGTTTTAGCAGAGCTTGTTTTGACTTCAGAAATAAATTGAGTACCTACTCTTCTTGCTGCTGCACCTTGCGGATGCACCAACATATTTTCTAAAGTTTTACAGCCAGAAGCATATTTTTCAAAATCAGTTCTGCCATCTAATTTTGCAGAAAACTCTCCAGATACAAAACTGTTTAGAGCAGCAGTTGTTCTAGGCATTATAACCTTGCGTTAGTAAATTCGTTAGATTCAATAGTTCCTAAACTATTTTCAGTAGCATCTATAAATCTTGCTTCTCTTAATCTTTCATCAGCTCTAGTCATGTATTGATTTGCTAAAGTTGCATTGTTAGTTATTGCGTAACAAAGATCGGCTGCTAGTTGATGTGAGATACTTTCTCTTAAATAAGTATCGTAATTATTTGGATCGGTGTCTAAAGCTATATAGATTGCATAGACGGTATCTTCATCAGTAATAATGTTTCTACCTTCTAATTTATAATCTAAAGCATCCGCTATACTGTCTGTTGTACCATTGTGAATTTTTAATACTCTTAAGCAATCTGAAGGTAATGCGTAAGCATGATCATATTCAATTACTGGAGCTGTACTATTTTGAGCTAGTTGAACTCTTTTATGTAAACAGTTCCAAGCATGAGATCTAAATACTCTATTTCTTACTGGCTCATATCTTTGATTGCATAAACGAGCATTTTTAGTGTCGTCTGTTAAAGATGATATTGTTGATGCACCCAGCAAATTTAAAGCTGAATTACACATATTTACTACTGATGCCATTGATTATACTCCTTGAAGTTCCTTACATTCTATTTTGATAGCTAATTTGTTATCGTTAATTTCTTTAATTTCTAAAGTATTTAAGCTTTCATAAGCAGATTGATAACCAGCTCTTACACAAGAATAATAATCCTTAAATTGATAAGGTATTATTTTTTCTGAAAAACATTGTGGTTCTCCTTCAAACATACAGAGATGCAGAATTAGAACAAATTTTGTCATTTATGATATTGCAATCTAGGCGGCTTCCACTTTCGCTTCCACCGCCTAAAATTATTTATTAATTAACTGCGTAACTTATATCCCAAGATAAAGTTCCAGCTGTTCCGCCAGTTGCGTCAAACGTTATAGAAACATATAACATTCCTCCTGGATCTTCACTTAAGCCAGCTAATTCCCACAGCTTTTGTCCAGCTGTATTAATTGTAGCTACTTCATATCTAACGTCAGTCATTGCTGCAGCATCTGCTACTGAAGTTGCAAAAGCATCTTCATCGCCAACTGTGCCGTCATAGTTATGAACGCCAACATTGAATGTGCAAGTACCACCAAGTGTATCTGATCCAATTAAAAGTTTAGATATGGATGCTTTACTTGATATAGGTGCTAACAAAACAACATCGTCGTCTGTGCTATCGCCAGCAAGAAGTTCAACTGTACCTGAAGCCGTTCTTAAAACGCCATGCAATTCTGCAGCGTCATTAAAGACTTGAGGTGAAGCTAAAGCGTTTGCTACGAGGTCTGTATTTCTTGTAGTCATTTATATTCTCCTATGATTATTATTCGTTGCAAGGTATTTGAACTACAGCTTTTTCTTCCATTCTTACTGCGCCTAAAGACATAGCGTAATAAACTTGTGTACTGTAACTCTTATCTGCTCTTTCAGAAATTTGAGCTTTGATGTCACTTCCGATAGCAAGTTTAATTGCATCTTCTGTGTAAGCAAAAATTAATCTGTCGTCAGTATTAGTTGCGTCGAACTTTAGTCTTGTTGACATTATGAACTCAAATCCTAAGAATGAGTTTATATCTCCTTGAGCCAACGCCTTAACGGTGTTGAAATCAGAAGATGTTACTTCCGTAACAGCTAACAGATCAGCAACTTGCTGTGGTCCACAACAAAGATAACGTTTTCTTGAACTGTCGATGTCATTGTTATCTAGGATCTTCTTCGCAGACAAAAGTTTAGCAATAGTCAAACCATCTGATTGATTTGAAGTTGCTGTTTTTTGCGTTGAAGGTAAAGGCGTAGATGTACCACCAGCTACACCAGTTGAAGCAGAAGCATTAAATGCTGTAATAATTACATCATCCATTGCTCTATTCATTGCTGCTGCTGCATTTTTGCATAAGCTGAAGTTGGATCAACTAATGCTCTGACCTTATCTTGATCGTCGATTAAGTCTGCCCATTCGTAGTCTGAAAGACTAACTCTTCTTCTGCTATGTGGAGTATCGATTTGAGGTGTATCGCCATGTCTTGACGTTCTCAATACCGCTGCTGTAGAACCAATTTGTTCAAAGAACGCATTTTTTCCTACAATAGATTCCTCATCCACAGAAGATCTTAGTTTGCTACCCATTTGTTGTGATAGCAAGTTTACATTCGAAGAATATTGTTCAACGAATGAAGTTGTTATGTTGATACTCATAATAAGTACCTCCTCTATTTATGTTAGTTTAAGTTAAATTAAACGGTCGATTATCCTTGCGGATCTTCCTGAAATTTACATCATTCAGATGTTAGTCTTTCCTAACGTCAACAAAGGTCTTACGATTGTCTTTGATTTTATTCATCTAACTTTCGTTAGATAAAACTTTTAAGCATCTACTTCGTTATTTTTTTTACGAATTAATGCTTGAACTTCATCAACTGATACAGCGTGTCCTGGATGTTTCTTATCCCAATATGCTGAACCTTGTTGTTGTAAAGCTGCAATTTGTTTTGTTATATCATTAGTCGTCATATAATCAGGAGTGTCTCCTTTAACTATATCATCTTCAGATAATTTTTCAGATAGATTGGCAAAAGCTCTTACTATTTTTGGATTATCTCCAAGCTTACTACCATCGGCTAACATTGTTGTATTTAAAAAGTCAGCACCTAAAGTAGCTGTGGCTAAGTTCCTAGCACCAGTTATTTTATTATCAAAAGTAGATCCAAACTCTTTACGTAGTTCTTGTTCAGATACTTTTCTGGCTTCTTCAGATTTAATATTCTGTTCATTAATTCCGTTATTAATAACATCATTATAATATTTCATAATGCCATCAGCTTGATTAGGAAGTAGTCCTAACTTAACAGCTTGTTCAGAAAAACTTTTTAAAGTATCTTCTGGTACTGCATGATCTTCTGGTAAAGAATATTTATAAGCATCAGCAGTTTCTGGACTACCTAATCTTTTATAAACTTCTTTCCAATCTTCATCAGTTGCGTGTTTATTCGGTACTGGAATTTTGTCTAAACCTACCATCTTCTGTGAATGGAGATATGATTTAACAAAGTCATCCATCTTACTAAAGTTTTGTAATGACTTCTCTTCTCTATATTCTTCTGGAATAAGAGATTTAAAATCAACAGTTGGTGTTGCTGTTGTTTCTGCTGGTTGTTCTGCTGTAAGCGTAGTTGTCTGCGTTACATCAGGTTGAACTACTTGTTCAGTTGTCTGATCCATAGATTACTCCTTATGATTGATCATGCTTTTTATAAATAACAGAACTGTTCTCTGTCCTTCGAAAAAAGCGGTCTCGTTAGTGTCGCCTTTAGCAAATGTCGTAACATTGTAAAAGCATCTTTTTTCAAGATCATCCATGACTGATTTAGCCTCGTCTGATCCAAAAACTATTTTGTAGTGTTTTATTAAATCTTTAAATTTCTGATTACTGTTGTTGTTGTTCTGCATTAGATACTGCCTGTATTGCTGGTGCTGCATTTCTAGCCATTTCACTTTCAGCCATTTGTTGTTGCGCTTCCATTTGTTGTTGTTGTGCTTGAGCTTTCTCTTCTGCTATTTGTTGAACTTCCGCATCTGATCTAATCATCGTAGCTGGTAGTCCAAGAATTTTTATTAAGTTTTTAATTAGTCCAGGAGGATCTATGTAATCCAATGTTGATGGTGCTAATTGAGATATGTTGCCAAATAATTCTAAACCTTTAACAATTGAATTAAGTTCTTCACCTCTTTGTGCAAGAGCCATTGGTGATACATACTCAACATCTATTTCTTGGTTTAATAAAATTTCTGGAGCATCTGGGAATAAACCATTTCTCATCATAATATTAAATATTCTAATAATCATTGGCTGTAATAATTCAGATTGTAATCTTCCTAATACTGGTCCTAGTATTCTCATCTTCTCTTGATTACGTTGAACAACTTCCGTTGCTGTCATGTTTCTATTTTCAGTAATTAATAATTGATCTACATGGAAAGTAGCAGAGATTGCTTTTCGTCTCTGATCTTCCATATTTAATCCTAACGGATTGTTTGCACCAATATTTAAAGTTTCAATTCTATCTCTTGAACCAGATCTATAATAATTAATAGAGCCTGGAGACATTCTAATTGGCATTAGCATACTGTCATCAGGTACTAGCAAAGGTGGATCAACTTGTTTAGCTGCCGCCTTCATACCTACTTCAACCATTTTGTTTAAAACTTTAACATCAGGTAAAGCATTCATACCTGGAGATCTTCCATAAATCTCATTAGATGCTTTTAAATATCTTGGAACTACATAAGGAAACTCTTTAAAGCCACCTTCTGAAATAATATGTCCAGCATCGTATTCAAAATAAACAGAAGTATAAGGCATATTCTGTTTATCCATTTTTCTTGGATTGTACATATCTCTTGGTTTAACAACATGGCATAAATCAATATCGTCAAATTGAGATTTCTTAAATATGTTTTGAGTTTTTGAACTTAGGTTTTCAATACCAAATTTTTCTACAGTTGCTTTAGCAGACATTTTAAATCTTCTGTAAATACAGTTGACCATGCCTTTAGCATCTTCTGAAATATATAATTCTTTTATATGTCTTGATGAAAACCGAACGATGTCATCTTTATCTTCTTCAATCTGTAAACAAGATGTACCAAAAGCAATTAGATCAAAATAACTTTCAAATACTTCTTGTTGAAAATTAGATCTTGATATTGCAAGATACATTTTATCAGTAACATCTTCTAACCATTCTCTAGCTTCATCATCTTCATTAACTACTGTTTCTTTAAATCTTAAACCAAACCATCTATTAACTGATGATGTTAGCATTCCATGTAATGAGCTAGCTAACAATTCCATTGAATGGATCGCTGTACCATCGAAGATCACAGTATGTCTTTTATCGCCTTTAGGTCTATTTAATGTAATATCGGCTTTACGAGGAAACATATAATCAGCTACCTCTTGCCAATGAACTTCCCAGTTAGATCTCTTCTCCATCAATTTAGATAGATTATTCTTTAATTCTGCTGCTAGTTTTCGTTTGTCTTGTTCTTGCATATTATCCTAATAAAGTTTTTTTACTTAATTTGTAATCTTTGGCTAAAGTTTTTTTGTTAATATTGGTTATGCTTCTACCTTTTCTTTTATTAGCTAAGAGAATTTCATCCGCTGACATTTCTGTTGTTGTTGGTCCTTTAACATTGTTAGCAGCTTCTTTTTGAATTTCACCTGGACCTAAAATTGTTGCACTTCCTGTTGAAGCTTTAGCAAGTTCTATTCCTTTAGGTTGATTGTCATTACCATTAGTAAAAGGATTTTCTTTATAATCTCTTTTTTCGTCAGCATCATTATATCTGTAAGCTTCACCACCATAACCATCTTTATTTTTTTTTTTAGAATTACTTGTAAGACTTCTTAATATAGCTCCAACAGTTCCGCCTGTTGCTACAAACTTTGCAACTTTACCAGCACCACTTCTTACAGCGTCTCCAATTTTACTGGTTGACTTGCTAGTTCTATGATCTCCACTTCCACCACTTCTACCTTCATTAAATCCGCCCATAAATTATCCTAGTAAAGTTTTTTCACTAATCTCTGCATCTGCATCGTTAAGACCAGAACTAGTTGTTAATATTGTAGATCTTCTACCCATTCGTTTATTTTCTGCACGTCTCATTTCTTCCGCTAGTCTTGCTGTTTCTTCAGGACTATCGACTTCAGGTACATCCTCTACTTTAGGCATAATGAATTGAGGTACTGGAGGCATCTTCGGCGTAAATATTTTGGCAATGAATGACATAATTATATAATTTGGTAACTGCTTTCAGCTACTCTTTGTAAGTTTTTGTTAGTTGTTTTATTTTCATCTAATGCAGTTGCTAATACTCTTAAAGCATCACACATATGTGAACTGAAATCGTGAACTGGTTTTGATTTAAAAATTCTTTCCTTGTCATTAAACTTTCTATGATAGTGACGTAAGGCTATTAAAAGATCTGCACAGTTATTACTATCGATCTTACATCTTGGTAAAATCATCTTAACTGCATGGATGCCGTCTTCTAATAATATTCTTGGAGCAATTCTAAATCTAACTCCGAGTGCGGATGCTACTTCTCTTCTTGTTTTACCATTACTAAATTCTGTAACGTCTAAATCATGTGGTCCGTAATGAGTATCGTAAATGTAATCTTTATCTTGTAAAAATTTTATATAATGCGGTAACGCTTCGTTATCATTCTCGTAAGTTTCAATGATATTAAGTTGGTGGTTTAGCAATTGAAAAAGATAATAGAGGTACTATCGTTATAGCCTATATCCCACGCAGTATTACTGGTAAACTTGGATCATAACGTACTGCTCCATATTACCTTTATCGTCTATTCTTGACAGATCGCATATATGAGCCTTCTAAAT